TAAACTGTACATCAGGACCATATAGACCACGATAATTGCGATAGGCTCTCAGCCAACGCTCTTCATCTTGATAACGATAATCTTCAGCACGTTTGTATCGCTCAATAATAAAAGGAATAATGTTAGACACATCAGCATCAAAAGTTACAGAATCGTCTGTATCTTCCAACGCAATAGCGTCATCTTCAATCATAATTTCATCTTCAGCCATACTTTTTTTCCTTAGTATCCAAAGGTAGCGTCTGCAACTTGCATACCGCCACCGGGTCTACCCATCGGGTCATAATCAAATATACTAAACCTTGGTCGTGACATTATACCATATCTTAACGCATCGTACAAGTGGTCTTCTGCTTTCGTGTCCACATCTTCTGGATTTTTCTTATCCAGTGGAATGGACGGTAGCTGGGAAATGATGTTCGTGCAACTATTAAAGAAAACAAGTCTAGGCTCTTCCGTAAATTCATCTACCTGTAAACGTCTGTGTATTTCGTTTTTACCTGCTACACGACTACCACGGCTGCGGTCTGATGGTCTCCACCGACAACCTCTGCTTATCATTTGCTCCGCAAGAGAAGGGCCAGTGTCGCCACGCTTGTGCCAAAGACTGCTATCCAAGACACCATATTTAATATTTCCATCTTCAGCTTCTAATTCTAGTATCATGTCAGCCAAGTCAGTAGCTAGGACTTTTGACACATACAATTCCCTGTACACAATGATTTGCTCAGACGGTGCGACAGCGCACCATACAACACCACTGTAAGAACCATAGCCGTAATCACATGCTCTAAACTTAACCCAATTGCTAGGAATATTAAAAGGTTCAATAACATGAATATGACGGTCAAACTCTGTGAACGCAGCACCTTCTTTAATATCCCAATCACCTTCGAGGAGTTGTCTTCTCTGCTGCTCTGGGAGCGACAAGAGCATAGCTTCGTAGTCACCTGTTTCAGAGAGATACGGGTTGTCAGATAATCTAGCAGGAATGAACCTACGTTTAAATAGTGGTCTCCCAGCTTTGCTATGCCCTGCTGGATACCTGAGAGTTTCACCTGTTTCAATATCTGTCGCATCGTATGCCTTATTGTATGGTGCTGGGTCAATAAACATTTTCTTTACCCAGTGATGACCTCTTCCACCGGGGTTTGTAGTTGCCCTCATAAAGATGGGCAGGTCAGGGGCAGTGGACCGTAGACGACTTCGCATGTAGTTCCATGCATATGGGCTTC